AAGGTCGTAGAAGCCGCGAGACTCCGTGACCAGTATGCCCAACGACTCCAAGTGATCGAGCAGATGCTCACACAGAGTCCGCAGGAGAATTTAGCCGAACTGAAAGAGACTGACCCCATTGGCTACGCCGTGAAAATGGCAGAGCAAGTGGAGCGCGAGAAGCAACTCGCTGCGGTTCGTCAGGAACGAGCGCAATTGGCACAACGCCAGCAGTACGAACAACAAGAGCGCCTAAAGGCTCATCTGTCACAGGAAGCGGAAAAGTTACACGCCGCCATCCCTGAGATGACAGACGAGGTTAAGGGTGAGGTTGTCCGTAAGGAGATCAAAGACTTCGCGAGGTCTATTGGTTTCTCTGAGCAGGAGTTAGCCCAGGTCTATGACCATCGTGCCGTGTTGACTCTTTACAAGGCTATGCAGTACGACAAGTTGCAGAAGTCCAAGCCAGCAACAGCCAAACGAGTGGCTGAGGCTCCTAAAACTCTGCGCCCAGGGCCAGCACAACAGAGCAGCCCTGACCAAGATGCCGTCAAGAAACTTAAAGGGCAACTTCGGAAGTCCGGCAAGCAACGAGACGCAGCCAAACTATTTGAACGCTTTTTATAAAGGATTAGAAAATGCCTACGTTTTCCGCACATGCGGCGATTGGTCAACGTGAAGACCTCGCCGATGTAATTTATGACATCTCTCCCCAAGACACGCCCATTATGTCGTCTATCGGCAAGGGCAAAGCAACTGCCGTTTACCACGAGTGGCAGACAGACGCTCTCGCATCCGCTAACACGGCTAACGCTGCTGTTGAAGGTGCAGACGCATCTGCTGCAACCCTAACCCCGACGACCCGTATCGGTAACTACACTCAGATCGTTCAGAAAACCACACAGGTTTCTGGCACTCTGGAGTCGGTTGACAAGGCTGGCCGTAAGTCTGAGAAGGCTTACCAGTTGGCTAAGGCTTCTGCAGAACTGAAGCGCGACATTGAGGCTATCATCACCGCCAACCAAGGCCGTGACGCTGGCTCCTCAACGACTGCTCGTAAGATGGGTTCGCTCCTGTCATGGATCAAGACCAACACCAACAAAGGTTCCGGCACTACTGCTGGTGCTGATCCCACAACCATCGGTGTTTCGACTCGTACAGACGGTACTACCCGTACCTTCCAGGAGTCGATGCTCAAGGACGTGGTTCAGAAGGTGTTTACGTCTGGTGGCACGCCCACTCTGCTGGTCGTTCCTCCCGCACTCAAGCAGGTTGTCTCTGGCTTTACTGGCCTGACTCAGCATCGTTACAACAGCAACGCTACGGCTGAGATCACCATTCTTGCTGGCGCTGACCTGTATCAGTCTGACTTCGGTGTTCTCCAGATCGTCCCGAACCGCTTTATGCGTACCCGTGACGCTCTGGTGCTTGATCCTGAGTACGCATCGCTGAACTATCTCCGTCCGTTCCAGACCAATGATCTGGCTCGTACTGGTGACAGCGAGAAAACTCAGATCCTGGCTGAACTTACGCTGGAAGTTAAGAACGAAGCCGCCCACGGCGGTGTGTTCGATCTGAGCGCAACCTGATTGTAGATTGCGTTAAATTGTGGTAAATTCTGGGGCGGGTAATTCCGTCCCAGATTCCAAAGGAATCCCGTGAAACTCGGTACAGAAATCGTAAACGGTACGGTCAAAACGTACTACGCAGACGGTGAAGGTGGGCTTGTAATCAAGTCCGAAACCGACATCACACCGTTCATAGAAAAGAACAAAGCAGAATACGCGCAGATTGACGAGAAGACCAAGTGGAAGGAACTTACAAAGGTTGCCTCCATCCCCTTTGCCGTCATCCAATTGCTCAATCAAAAGGGCATCATGCGTGGGATGCACATTGTCGATCAGACAGCATTAAAGGCTTGGTTAAACGACCCAGAGAACAGGTTTTTTAGGACACGCCCTGGGCGGGTGTAGGAGAGGAAATGGCAAAAGGCAAGAGGGTGGCCGTCTGTATCCCGTCACGGGGTGAGATGGAAATTGGTACAGCGTTCGATCTGGCTAACATGATCGGATTTGACTCAAAGTACCGCAAGGGCGATACCGCGCTTTATACGGTAAACGGAACACTAATCTTTGACCAGCGAGAAAAATTGGTCATGGAGGCGCTAAACGACGGCGCAGATTACATCCTGTGGATAGACGCAGATATGCGCTTTCCCAAGGACACGATTCAACGGCTGATTGCCCACAACAAGGACATCGTAGGCGTAAACGCCACTACCCGTTCCATTCCGGTCAAATCTACTGCCAAGAACTTGGTGGCCGACATGGAGAACCGAGTAAACCATTGGATTCAGGTTTCGTCCAAGAACAAGACAGGGCTAGAGAAGGTCACATCCTTGGGGTGTGGCGTACTCATGGTCAAGGCTGAGGTCTACAAAAAGACTCCGCAGCCGTGGTTCTGGTTTGAGATGCTTCCTGGGGACAAGTTGCTAGGTGAGGACGTTTACTTCTGCGTAAAGGCTTACGACGCAGGGTTTGATACATGGGTCGATCACGGCCTGTCTAACGAAATAGGACACATTGGGTCGTACACCTTCGGGTGGCACGACATAGAAACGGAAGAAGAAAATGGCCCTGACCAATTACACAGACCTGAAGGCGACGGTAGCGAGTTACCTGGGACGGTCGGATCTGACCAATCAGATTCCTGACTTTATCTCCTTAGCGGAGATCCGCCTAGCGCGTGATATTCGTACCCGCAAACTGCTCAAGTCCGTCACCACAACGATGACGGGTGGCGACTCTACAGTTGCCCTGCCTTCTGACTTTCTAGAACTGCGCGACATCTACATAGATGCTACGCCACGGATCACGGTTACTTATATGTCGCCATCTGCGTTTAGCCGTGATGCTCGCGTTACCGATTCTGGACGACCCGTGTTCTATACGGTTCTGGGTCAAGAGTTTCAGTTTGCGCCGATTCCGGATACGAACTACACGGTGGAGATGCTGTACTACTTCAAGCCCGTGGCAATGTCGGATTCTGTCGCAAGCAACGAGTTCATGGCGAACTACCCAGACGCGCTCCTGTACGCAGCGCTTGGTGAGGCAGAACCGTACCTGATGAACGATGCCCGTGTGCAGACATGGGCTGCAATGTATGACCGATCAATTGCCAGAATCAACGGCTCTGACGAAAACTCAGAGTACGCTGGCGCTCCTATTTCAATGTCCGTTACTACGAGGTAATCATGGCCGAAATGTCCAACTATTTGGAGAACGCGCTACTTAACGCAGTCCTCCGCAACACTTCCTACACTTCTCCGTCCACCGTGTTCGTGTCTCTGTATACCTCTGACCCTACGGACGCTGGCTCTGGCACAGAAGTCTCTGGCGGCTCCTATGCCCGTAAGCCCGTGACCTTTGGTGAGCCTTCTAACGGCGTTGCCCTTAACAGCGCAGCCGTAGAGTTTGACCAGGCTACCGCTTCTTGGGGAACCATTGGATACATGGGGATTATGGACGCAGTCACGTCTGGAAATCTGCTGTTCCATAGCCCGTTGACTACGTCAAAAACCATTGAATCCGGCGACATCTTCAAGTTTGCTGTCGGAAACATTAGCGTCACCCTTGCTTAATGCCACTCACCCTAGCGGAGTTAGACCAGTTTGGCACTTTGGAGTCGATGCCGCAGTATTCGCTCGACCACGACTGGTATGAAGATAGGGTTTGCGGTAACTGGACGTTAGATGAGTTAGACAACTTCGGGAACCTGGACACGATCCCGTTCTCGATGGATAGCGCAGTATGGGGTACGGCCTGTGTATTTATAAACGTACCCGCAGAAATGACGGCAAACGCGACTGTTGTCGCAGATGCCAACAGAGAGCGCACCGGAGAGGGTCTTGTAGTCTGTGAGGCTACTGTATCTGCTGGTGGATTTGCCATTCTAGGTGGCGTAGCGGCGATTACAGCCGACGCAACAGTATCGGCAGACGGTAGCAGGGTACAACAAGCGCAAGCCGCTGTAGAGGCTTCTGCAACGGTTACTGCGTCAGGTGGCTTCTCCGCTTCTGGATCGGCAAGTATTACCGCTTCCGCTAGTGTTTCTGCGGATGCCTTCCGAATTCTGGAGAGTTCGGCAGATGTTTCTGCCTCCGCTACGGTTGACGCAACGCCGCAACGAGTTCTGTCGTTTGAGGCTCTGATTACTGGTAACGGATCTGTAGAAAGCGAAGCGATCAGGGTTCGGACGG